GGCCGGCGTGCGCGCCCTCGTCTCCAAGAGTACCTTCCACGCGAACCTCTCCGAGCACGCCAAGCTGGTCGAGCGGTACGTGCGTGCTCGTGAGCTGCCGGCGGTGTCGGTCGGGTTCCGTCCGATCGAGATCCACTGGCCGAAGAGCCCGGAGGAACGCGAGAAGCTGGGGCTCGGGAGGCACGGCATCCTGTTCCGCAAGCAGGAGTTGGTCGAGCTGTCCGTGGTGACGGTGCCGGCCAACGCCAGCGCGCTGATGAAGTCGTTCGACGACGGCGTGGCTGCCGGGGAGTTCCCGCAGGTGCTCGTCGACGAGTTCCGTGCCGCCGTCCCGCTCGACGAGAAGGCGTGGGGTGACTTCATCGAGGGACGCGTGCGCGAGTTCCTGGAGCGCGGCGGCGCCGCGGAGGAGTTCGACGACGTCGAGGAAGCCGAGGAGTTCGACGACGTGGCCGAGTGCGACGGGGAGCGGTTCGTCGAGTTGACGGCCGAACCGGGCGAGATGGCGGTCGCGACGATCAAGGCCGTCGACGCACTCGCGGACACCGTGCGCCTGCTCGTCGACGCGCAGACCGCCCACACGGAGGCGCTGAACACCCTCGGGGAGACCGTCGAGTCTCTGAGGGACATACAGGACTACCCGAGTCGCGGTGCGGGCGGTGCGTCTTTGAACGCGGAACCGAACGCGGAGCCGGGCGACGGTGAGGAGATCGACCTCGACTTCGGCGGTGAGGTCCTAGACCTCGCCGAAGAACTCAAGCAAGGAGTCGCGGACCTGCACACGTCGGTCCGCGCGGAGGCTGAGTGATGACAAACGACCCGAACGCTCAACTGTCCACCGCGACAGTCAAGGCTTTCGTCGATGGTCTCAGCGAGGAGCTGAAGACCAAGCTGACGGAGGTGGCCGGCCTCGTCAAAGAGGTGCAAGGCGAAGTGGCGAAGGACCGCGACCGCAACACGGACGAGATCGAACGCCTGTCGCGCGAGATCGCGGACAAGACCGAGGCGGTTCGCGCCGACCTCGAGACGCGCGTGGGGCGGTTCAACATGCCGCACGCCGAGGAGCTGCTCCAAGCTCGCAACCCCGACCAGCGTTGGATGATGTCGCGCTTCCTCATCAACGTGAAGAGCGGACGCGACGTCGAAGACTGGCCGGACGGGCCCGAGAAGGAGATGCAGGTCGCGTACTACGACCACCTCGCAGGTCACAACGACCCGGAGGTGCGCGCACTCGTGGCCGGCGGACGTCTCAACTCTTCCGTCTGGAAGGCGATGGCGACCACCCCCGCCGAGGACGGCGGGCACTGGGTGCCGAACAATGTCCTGTGGGATCGTTTGATCCCCGCGGTGCAGGCGAACTCCGCAGTCATGAAGGCCGGCATCACCGTCCTTCCCGGGCTGTCCGGCACGGTCGACATCCCGAAGCTGACCGACGTCGTGACCGCCTACATGATCGGCGAGAACGAGCCGCCCACCGAGTCGCAGCTCAAGACGGGGACCCTGTCCTTGAACCAGCACGACATCGGCGCGCTGCTGATCGTCTCGAACCGGTTGCTGGCGCAGTCGGCGGTCGCCGTCGACACGATCGCCCGCGGCCGTCTCGGCCGGACGCTCGGCCTCAAGCTGGACGAGCAGTGCCTCATCGGCACGGGCAACGACAAGCAGATGGTCGGGATCCTGGAGCACCCGAACATCGGGGAGGTCGATTTCTCCGGGTTCGGCATGACGACGGCCGGCTCCGGTTCGACGTTCTACGAGCTGCTCGTGGACGCTCAGGACTCCCTGCCGATCCAGGACCTCGGCGACGACGCGGAGGACGCGATCGGCTGGTCCCCGGCGTGGATCTTCTCCCCGTCGGCGTTCCGCTCGATGCGCAAGCTGAAGTCGGCGAACACCGGCGCGGACCACCACGAGTTCCAGCGCATCCTCCTGACCGAAGGTCGGATCCGGATGCTGCTCGGCGACCCGTTCTTCCGCACGTCGCTGCTCACCGCGACCACCGGAGGGACCCCCTCCGTGGCGCGCAGCCACGGCGTCTACGGGAACTGGGCGGAGTTCTTCCTCGGCCAGTTCACCCCGCTGGCGATCGCGGTCTCCACGGAGTACCGCTTCAGTCAGCGCCAAACCGCCTTCCTCGCCACCATCGGCGCGGACTGCGGGGCCGCCCACGAACTCTCCTTCACCAAGATGAAGAGCATCCCGCACGCGTAGGCGGCGAAAGGAGTCACTGACATGACACGGTCACTCAACACGAACCCCTCGGACTTCCAAGAGACCAAGCAGGCGATCGCGCCCGACGCGTACGTCATCGCCGCGGAGGCGGACGGTCTCGACATCGACACCCTCGGGTATCGGTGGGCGGAATACATCCTCAACCTCGGTGCCGCGGCCGACACGACCGCGGTCCTCAACATCGACCCGCAGGAGGCGGACGACGACGGAACCGGTGCGGCCGACACGTACGCCGACCTGCCTGCGGCGCTGATGCCGGCGAACTTCAGCGGCGGCTCGGACGCGAGCGCCGTCCGCCGGCTGGAGTACGACCTCGGCTTGCGCAAGCGTTGGATGCGCTTGCAGCACACCCTGACCGTCGCGAACTGGGACTACGGGGCCGTGGTCGTCCTGTCCGGACCGAAGGATACGGAATGGCTCCCGGCGAAGGCGACCGCTTTCGCCATCTCCATCGTGGCGGCTGCGTACGCGTAGTGCCCTGATCCCGGGGGCGGGGTGCGTGGGGATTGCCCTCGCACCGCCTTGCGCGCCTCGCCCCTGCTTCAACTTGACATCTGAGGTGCGAGGATGAGGTGCGAGGACGATGGTCAACGAGAAAGAACACCCGCGGTTCTGTGAGGTGGAGCCGGGCTCCAACCTGCTCTACCCCGAAGACTTGGTGCCGCCCACGCCCGGAGCGCGCTGGCGCGGCGGCACGGGGTACGTCGTGGACACCGGGCAACCTTGGGAGGAACGATTGCTCGACGGTCAGTGGCGCAAGCTGCAGCCGTCGAAGAAGCGCAAGCCCCACCCGATCGAGGCGCGGTCCGTGCTCGCGTGGATCCGTGAGCTGGAGCGCAAGCTGGCGGAGGAGGAGGAACCGACCAAGGAGGAGGAGCTGGTCGCGCAGGGCGTGGACGGCGAACCTGACCACGAGGAGGGCGACGGCGAGGACGAGGACGAGCTCGACACCGACGGCGACCCCGAGGACGAGGAGGAAGGTGACGCCGAGGAGGCCGAGAAGGAAGGGGCCGAGACCGGATGACTATCGCGCTGACCACGCTCGCGCGCTTCAAGGCGTTCTACGGTTCGACGAAGTCTGCGGACGACGTCGCCGTGTCCGCGTTGATCGACCGCGTGAGCGTGGCGATCGAGCGCGACCTCGGCCGCACGATCCAGGCGACCGGGCTGGACGTCACCGAGGTCGACTGGTTGCCCCAGTGGGCGCGGACCGTCTTGCTTCGAGCGTTCCCCGTCACGGAGGTGTCGTCGGTCAAGTACGCGCGCACCGCGCTCGACTGGTCGGCCGTCGACGCGCTCACCGTCGGGACGCACTACTGGCTCGACCTCGACCGCGGCGTGGTCCACCTCGACGTGAACACGAAGTATGACCCGACGTGGTACCAAGTGATCTACAAGGGCGGGCTCGCAGCGAGCACCGCCGCGCTGATCGCCGACACGTCGCTCTGCGACCTGGAGCAAGCGGCCATGATGCAGGTCGCCTACTACTGGGAGCGGCGTGACAAGCCCGGCGGGTCGAAGACGATGGAGGGCGGGTCGGCGTCCTTCGACGGAGCGATCAAGCTGCTCGAAGGTGTCCGCGAGCTGATCAGCCCGTTCAAGCGGGACGTCGGGGGGCTGTACTGATGGCACCCACACCCGGAGTGTTCCGCCTGGTCATCGACCAGCGCACCCTGCGCGCTCACTCGAAGCGGCTCGCGAGGCTCCCGCAACGGCTCGCCGTGGCGTGGCGCAGGCAGCTCCGTGTGATCGGGGACAACGTCGTCACCGAGATGCAGCGGCGCATCCGTGGCGGCGGCGCGCTGCGCAACCGCTCCGGGTTCCTCAAGCGGTCCTTCGGGAAGCGCGTGTTCGGTCGCCAGCTCGGCGAGCTGCGGTTGATCGTGTTCTCTGCCGGCATTCCTTACGCTCGCATCCAGGAGTACGGCGGGGTCGTGACGCCGAAGAGAGCGAAAGCCCTCACGATCCCGTTCAAGAAGTTCAACCTCACCCCGGCCGGCGTGCCGCGGTACCCCAGCGCGGCGCAGTTCAAGCTCGCGCACCCTGGCGAGACGTTCTTCGTCCCGAAGAAGGGCGGCGGCAACACGATCGGCACGATCTTCTGGCACCGGTTCAAGGGGCTCGGCGGTCGTTCCGGTGCGTCAGTCAGGGGGAGGGGCAAGCCGATCCCTCTGTGGACTCTGGTCAAACGCGTGAAGCTGAAGCCGCGGCTCGGCTTCCGGCGCACGTGGAGGAAGATGCGGAGCATGAACATGATCAAGCTCCGCGGTGCGGCGCGCCGCACGGTGCGGAAGTTGGGGATGTGATGACTCCGACATCTTCACACACCCTAGACCTCGAGCTGCCGATCGGCACCGCCGTGACTCGCGTGAACGCGGGGGTCGACAGCGACCCGCGCAGCGGGTACGCGCGCGGCCGGTCCACGTCGTACCAGGAGCCGCGCACCTGGGCCGTGCAGATCCCCGTCGCCACCCTGTCGGACCTCAAGCGGTTCCAGGAGGCGGAGGAGGACTCGTACGGCGGCGCGCTCGCGTTGACCTTCACACCGCCCGACGTGGGCTCGTCCGTGGCGGCCTTCATCGTCCCCGGCTCGTTCCGCTACCGACACGTCGCGCAGGACGTGTACGAGGTCTCGTTCACCCTGAGGGGAGACCCGGCGTGACGTACGGCGAGAGCAGCGGCGACCCGGTGTGGGAGCAGATCATCCAGGACGTGCAGACGGCCTTGGAGGCGATCGTCCCGCCGAGTTACCAGACGACCGTCGAGCTGGTCGACCGCTTCGAGGACAACGCCTACGAGGTGAAGAAGCGTCCGGCCATCCTCATCAGCCCCGCCGTGCTGACTCCGAGCTGGGACACCAACCACATCACCTCGTACGACATGGAGATGATTCTCCGCGTCCTGCTCGACCCGGGTGACGACGTCGAGAAGAACGTCGGCAAATTGATCGCCGACGTGATAGTCGCCCTGCAAGGTGCGGACAACGGCCAGCGTGGCGGGCTCGCGATCGACACGCTGACCAGCGGCGAGGCGGAGTACTTCACCTTCGTGGACCGGGCGTCCGTGCACGGCGCGGACTTGCCCATCACTGTCAGGTTCCGACACCTGTCCGCGGACCCCACCCAAGCGATCTAAGGAGTAGAGACATGGCACACGACGCACACGTCGACAGGCTGCAAGAGGTCGCCGGGATCCTCGAGACGGACCCCGGCACCTACATCGGCGACGGCACCTTGCTCGCCGCCGCACAGGCACAGCACCTCATCGAGGACCCGCTTCTGCGGTGGGACATCAACGTCGTCCGCCGCAACATCAAGCGATCTACGTACACCCCGCTCCAGCCGCTGGCCGGACTCAAGCGGGGCAAGCTGACGTTCAGCACGGAGATGACCGGCCGCAACCCGGCGAACGGGGCGCCGGACTGGGCGATCTTCCTGCGCGCCGCCGGCTTCGCGCAGGAGACATGCTACGCCGTCGCGATCGGCGCGGTGTCGAGCGGCCCGGTGGCCGGCGGCACCGTGCTCGCGGTGACGGACTCCGGCGACACGCTCAAACACTACATCCGGGTGGTGAACGAGCTGCGCAACGGCGCCGGGCACCTGCTGTTCGAGCGGCTCGCGTCCGCCGGGACGATCGTCAGCACCGACAAGATCAAGAGCGAGGACCTGGTCACGACCTACGCGACGGCCGCTGCTGCCGGGCAGGCGACGATCGGGTTGGTGTGGTACCCGGTGTCCTTCGAGACGTTCGAGGCCAACCTGGAGAACTTCGGGACCGGCGACGACTTCGCGGTCGGCGACATCATCACTTCCGTCGCCCGGTCCGACTTCATCGGCATGGTGATGGAGGACACGAACGACGACCCGGCGACGAACGACCGGGTACGACTCAACTACCGTTGGCTCGCCGGCGACCAGCTCCAGAGCGGCGACGACATCGTGAGCGGCGTCAAGACGGCCGACCTCGCCGAGGCGCCGTCGGTCCACTGGCAACCGACCCTCTCGACAGCGTTGCTGTCCGACGGCCTGCGGGAGATCATGAAGGGCGCACGTGGGTCCTGCTCGTTCGGTGGCAACGTCGGCGAGCGGTGCATGATGGGCTGGGACTTCGACGGTGCGTTCCAGGACGTGGCCGACGGGGGCAACCTGTTCCCGACCACGTTCGCCCTGCAGGTCCCGCCGACCTTGCTCTCGACGAGCCTCAGCATCGGCGACGACGACAACTACCCGCTCGACTCGGCGATGTTCACGCCGAAGGTCAAGGGGTTCCAGCTCGCGATGAACAACGAGGTCGCGTTCCGCACGGACTCGAACGAGTCGAGCGGCATCGTCGAGGCGCGGATCGGGAACCGCGCGCCGACGATGACCCTCACCCTTGAGCAGGTCCTCGACCAACAGTTCGACTACGTGCAGAAGCTGATCGACGTCGGCAAGCTGCGGGCCGAGTTCCAGGTCGGGTCGAGCAACGGGAACCTGTTCCGCATCTACGTCCCCGGCGCGATCGTCACCGGGGCCGACTCCGGGGAGGACGGCGGCGTGCGGACGCGGACCGTTCAATGCGACCTCACCAGCGGCTCGCAGACCGCGGGCCAGGGGGACAACGAGCTGTACATCGTCTACCAGACCGCCTCGCTGCCGTCGTAGGCGGTGCGGCGCGACAACACGAGAGGTGCGAGACTATGGGCATCGTGGCAGTCGATCCGGAGGCCAAGTGGGAGTACGTCCCTGAGGCTTTCGGCAACCGAGATGAACCGGAAGACCGTCGTGTCGTGGCGGTCTTCCGTGTCATGGATGCGCGGACCGAGATGGAGGTCTTCTTCGACGACGTCCAGCTCCGCGTGAAGCAGAACGACGAGGACGAAGACTCCTCGCCGAGCGTGGTGACGGACGGGTACGGTCGCAGGAACATCAAGATCCTGCGACACTCCCTCCACGAACTGCGCAACTTCCGGCTCAACGGGGAGCTGGTGAACGCCGACGACCACCGTCGCGAAGACGGGTCGTTGAACGACCTGTACTTGACCATGATCCACCGCAGCGTGCGGGTCGAGTTGGGCAACGCCGTTATCAACCGTGAGAGTCTGTCGGAGAAGGACTTGGGAAAGTCCGAGCCCTCGCCGTCGGACTCTTCGGAAACTGCGGAGCAAGATGTCCCGAGTGCAGAGAGCCCGCCAACAAGCCCCTGAGGTCCGCGCCCGACGGTTGGGGGTGCGACGTGCCGGCACACAAGCCGGTGTTCAGCTTCCGGTGTCCACGTTGCGACGGTGCGGGCACCTGCGAGGAGGTCGAGTACGAGAAGGGTGCGACGGAGATCCCGTGCAAGGACGGGCACACCCTCTCGTTCGTCTGCCCCACGCGGTACGTCGGCGACCGTGTGGACCTGCACGCGGCGGCCGACTACTACATGTTGGCGTCGAGCGACGTCGGCGGACACACCCTGCCCGCTTCGGGCGGGTGGCTGGCGCAGACGGGGTCGTTCCGCAAGTTCTGTCGGTTGATGGACGCGGAGCGCGCACACTGGGCTCGGCCCGGCAAGCAGTCACGCAGCAAGCAAGGGGAGGCCGTCGATGGCTGTGACGAAGGCTGACCGATTGGAGATCGAGGCCGTCGTCAAGGACCTCATGACGGCCGAACTCAAACGCATGGGCGTCGCCGTCGAGGACTTGGGTAAGAAGACCGAGAAGGGCGGCGAGAGGGGCGAGAAGGGCTTGTCCAAGATGGACAAGGCCGCGTCGAAGTTGAAGAAGTCGATCGGCGGCGTGGTGGCCGGACTGGTCGGGCTCCACAGCATCCGACGCGTGGCCCACATGACGACGGGCTTCGCTCGTGCGATGGGTGAAGTCCACACCATCGTCGACGACGCGGTGACCGACATCGACGCGCTGCGTCGCGGCGTCCTCGACCTCGCGGCCGCGCAGGGGACGAACGAGCAGATCGTCGCACGCGGCCTCTACCAGACGATCTCCGCCGGCATCACCGACGGGGCCGAGGCGTTGGCGTTCCTGGAGGAGGCGAACAAGCTGGCCGTCGCCGGCCTCGCGGAGACCGATGCCACCGTGCGCCTGCTCGCTTCGAGCATGAACGCGTACGGCGCCGAGGCGGACCAGGCCGCCGATTTCAGCGACGTCCTGTTCCGAACCGTCCAGCTCGGGATCACGACCATCCCGTCGCTCGCCGGCGCCCTCGGTAGGGCGACCCCGCTCGCTGCGGCCCTCGGCGTCGAGTTCAGCGAGCTGAACGCGCTGATCGCCGCACTCACGAAAGGCGGCCTGTCGACGGAGGAGGCGATCGTCGGCTTGCGTTCGATCATGGTATCGCTGCTCAAGCCGAGCAAGATGGCGCAGGAGACGTTCCGACGGTTCGGCATCGATACCAGCGTCGCACGCGTGCGGACCACTGGGCTCGTCAGCGTCCTCAAGGAGCTGCGCGAGAAGGTCGGCGACAACTCCGAGGCGATGTCGCAGATGTTCGAGAACATCCGGGCCATCGTCCCCGTGCTTCGTTTGACCGGCGAGGGGATGGAGCAGCTCAACGTGGTCCTCGACGACATGGCGAACCGTGCAGACGTGGCCGGCGAAGCGTTCGCGAAGATGGAGGACGTGACCGGCGCGGCGACGGAGCGTGCGCTGCAACGGATCAAGGGGTACCTGCTCGACACCGGGGATGATGCTATCCGGGCGTGGGAAGAGATACTCGGACTCAAACACAAAGGAGAGGCGCAGGAGCTGCTCGACGAGGCGCAACAAGCGCGCGAGGAGTTCATCCGTACGATGCAGGAAGGCGTCGAGGTCTCACCCGGCGTGTACCTGACCGGACCGGAGGAGATTGTCGGGCCGCTGTACGCGCAGTACGTCGAGGCGTTGGGGATGTTCTCGGAGACGACGGAGGCGGAGCAAGGCGCCATCCTGAAACGAGTCGCCGAGAGCTTCGGCGACACGTTGCTCGTCGAGATCGAGGGGCAGATATATCGACTCAAGGGCCTCGCGCCGACGGTGCGTGAAGCCGTCGAGGGAGTGCTCGAAGACGTCCCGGCGGCCAGCTTCTTGGGGTTCGACGTCGGTTTCCAGACCTGGGACGAGATGCTCCAGGGGATGGGTGAGAACCTCGGGCTCGTCGAGGGTGAAACAGGGCCCGCCACGCACTCGCTCCTCGAGCTGGGAGCAGCCCTCGAACTCGTCGGCCCCGCTGCGGACGAGTCGTTGGAGTCCCTCGTGAACTGGCACGGCCAGGTCGTCGACGTCGTGACTCGGTCGGCCGACGGGACGTTGACTCTCACTCAGAGGATGATCGAAGCGTCGGACGCGAGCGCGGTGCTCAAGGGGGACGCCAAAACACTCGCCCGCTTGTTCGAGGAGTTCGGCGGGTGGGTCGCATTCAGCAAGAAGCAGATCACGGAGCTGACCCGCGAGGAGGACTTGCTCGCGCGGGCGTCGTCGACCTTGTGGAAGGAACGCGAGAAGCTGGTCGAGACGGAACGGCAGGTCGCGGGCGAGGCCGCGCCGGCCGTCAAGGGGATCCAAGCTCGCGTGCGTGCAGCAGAAGACCTGCTCGCCGCGACGGAGCGTCAGATCCTGTTGATGGAGTTCGAGGGCAAGGTCGGCGAGGAGGCTGCGCGGCAGCTCGTCGACATCGCTCGCGAGCGGTACGGCGTGACGCTCGACCAGATCGACGCGGAGGTGCGGCTCGCCGAGGTGCGCGAACAGGAAAAGGCGCGCGCGGAAGAACGGCAGGAGGCGTTGGCGGCGGAGTCCCGCGCCATCGGCATGACGGCGAACGCGCTCGGCGCGTTCACGGATGAGATGATCTTCGGCAGCCGCGACGCGGGCAAAGCGTTCGCCGCGCTCGCGGCGAGCTTCATCCGTGACCTGATCAGGATGATGAACCAGGCGCTCGCGGCGTGGATCATCCGGCAGCTCCTCGGCACGGCGTTCGGCGGCGCTGGCGGCGGCGACGGCGGCGGGCAGTACGGCGCGGGCTCCGGGCCGGGCGCGCCGCCGGCCGGGGGCAACATCCCCGCCCTGCCGCCCTCCGCGATGGGCGGCGTCAGGCCGAGTTCGTACCAGATGGGCGGAGCCCCCGGCGCGGTGTACGACAGCGAGACCTACCGCGTCGCGGAGCGCAACAAGCCCGAGATGGTGGTCCCGCTGCTCAACGGCGAGTTCGTCCCCGTGCGAGACGTCGGCGGCTCGGCGCGCGGGTCCGGCGCCGGCTCCATCGAGGTGAACACGGGCGGAGTGCACTTCCACACGACGGGCATGAGCGACCGTGAGTTCGACAAGATGCTCGTCGGGCGTGGAGGCATGATCGCCGACCTCGTCTTCCGCGAGGTGTGGTCCGGCGCGAACCGCGGGGCGATCGAAGCGATCCGGAGGTCCGTGCGGTGACGCAGGTCTTCGACGTCGACGACGGCTTCGCCGACGGGAGCCCGGTGTACGGCTCCGGGCTCCTCGCGTACCCTCGCCACAACCTCGACGAGTCGGGTTCGTTCATCCACGCCGGCGCGCAGATCTACCTCCTCCTCGACGCGAAGAACGCGGAGCTGCACGACGGGTACTCGCCGCGTGCGCAAGTCGCGAGCGGGACTCCGCTCAACCGTGTCGACCCGCCGTGGCTCGCGTCGCCGCATCACGAGGTGGCAGCCGACCACGCGCTCGCAGGGTTCTCGTGGCGACCGCTGACCACGGCGAACGACGTGGCCGTGGAACTCGGCTGGCGGGTCGCCGCGCTCAACCTCGTCGGCGTGCCGTCCGGGATCTCCGACTGGTTCTACGGCGTCGGCGTCACGGCTCGCCTCGCCGGCGGGACGCTGACCGACTCCGGCACGGCCGACGAGCGGATCGTCGACGGCGACGGGTACTCGTTCGGCGTGTACCGGAGCGCGACCGGCGTCACCGAGCGTTGCCAGTTCGCGCTCTGCCGGACGGTCGCCGGCGTGACGACCGTCCTCGACCTCGGGGGCTGGCCCGACCCGGCGAGCTCCGACTTCTTCGACACCTACGACCTCCGGCCCGACCTGCGTCTCGTGTTCCGGATGGAGGTGTCCGACGAGTCGGGCGACGTGCGGCTCAAGTGCTACGTGACGAGGGCGTGGGCGGGCGTCTTCCCCACAGCCGGCGTGACGGAGGCCGAGGTCGAGGTGTTCGACTACCTCGACAGCAACGCGGCGAAGCTGACCGCGGCCGGGCGGTGCGGGTTCTTCTGCGACAAAGCGCGAGCGAAAGCGGACACGCTCTACCAGCTCGCCGACCTCGTCCCGCAGCTCTCCCACTTCTCCGTCGAGGACGACGGGACGTTGGTCCACCGCGACGAGTGGTCACGGAGGCAGCGACTGTTCTCGGCGACCGTGACCGACGACGCCGGCACGGACGGGCGATCGCTGCGCTCCTCGTTCGACGGGGACGACCAGGGGGACGCGGCGTTCACGGAGCACGCGCAGCGGTCGACAGACGGCACGTGGACGCACCGGCTCATGTTCGACGCGGACGGCGGGTCGAGCCCGATCGGGCAGGCGTCGGTGACCAGGCGGGGCGGTGCGTTCCTCTCGCAACGCACGGCCGACGGCCACGACCAGCGTCGCTCGATCAAGGCGGTGTTCGAGTCGTCCGGTGCAGCGCCGAGCGGGGAGCGACACGCGGGCGTGCTGCTCAGGTGTTCCGGGGCGATCGTCGCCGGCAAGACGCCGGACAGCGGGTACTGCCTCGACCTGGTCCCCGACGACGGGGGGGCGGGCACGGGCAAGCTGTACCTGCGGCACTTCACCGGCTCGGTCGAGTACGACCTCGCGCGCGTGGCGGCCGAGACGGTCGCGCTCGACGCGGAGCACGACCTGGAGTTGTCCGTGCAGACGTTCGCGAACGGCGGCGACGTCACCCAGAACGTCGTGCTGCTCCAAGCGTGGTTCAACGGGGCGACGGTCGTCTGGGACACCAACTACATCCCGGACGGCGTGGTGCAGGCAGTAGGCGGTGTGGTCGTTCACGTCCACGCGAAGAAAGTCCTCGAGGGGCTCGGCGAGGGAGTCCGCGTCCGACTCCGTGACGGCGACAGGATGATCTTCGTCGACGCGTGGGAACAGGATGCGTCGCTGCCGCCGGTGACCGGCGAGAACGACGAGGCGTCCGTGTCGATGGAGGACGAGGCCGAGGACCACTCGGGGCAGACGTTCACCGTCCCGCACGACTGGGACGTGGACGTGACCCCGCACCGCTTCGTCGACGCGCACGAGGGCAGCGCCGGCCACGTGTTCCGCGTGCTCAAGCAGTCCCGCGTGCGTCGCGACTTCGTGGTCCGCACCGCCGCGCTCACCGACGCCGAGCGCGCCAGCCTCTACACCTTCGTGACGGCGCACGGCGTCGACCTCCCGTTCTACTTCGCCGTCGAGGACTGGGAGACCACGTCGGCCAAGTTCACCGACACGATGCTCTCCGTCAAGCTGCGGGACAAAGGCATCACGTCGTACCAGCTCGCGCTGCGGGAGGTGTTCGAGTGAGCGGCCTCACGCAAACCGAACAGGAGTTCCGGAGCAAGCTGCGCAGCGAGTTCCCGTGGGTGCGGCTGTTCGACATCCGGCTCCCTGACGCGACGCACTTCCGCCTCGCGCGCTACGACCGCGTGGTCGAGTACACGCATACGACGGCGGGCGTGCCGCTGCAGTGGCAGCCGTACGACATCAACTTCGAGTCGATCAAGCGCAACGACAAGGGGGACGTGCCCGAGTTGACGTTGTTGATCTCGAACGCGAGCCCGCAGGTCGTGCAGACGGTGAACGACAACGACCTCGGCGGCTGCAAGGTCCGGGTGATGGTCGTCCACGTGCTCCAACTCCACGACCCGAACGCGAAGGTGCTCGACGAGGTCGGCCGGGTCGTGCGAGCGAAGGTCACCGTCGACGGCGTGGCCGTCACGATCAGCGGCTCGAACTTGTACGACATCAAGTACCCCGCGCGTCGCTTCACGCGCGGGTTCTGCACGCACGTCTACGGAGACGACCTATGCCGCGCCGACCTGACGCGGTCGGGGATGCCTGCGGTGTGCGGACGACGGATAGTCGACTGCACGGGCGTCGGTGACGCGGAGGAGGCCCTCGGGCTCACGAGGAACCACCCGCGGTTCTTCGGCGGCTTCCCCGGCATCCGGCGTCCGTCGCGGTCCTTCCGGGCGGGGGCCTGACGTGGTACCCTCCCCTCTCCGTCGTGTCGTGGGCCCCGGGGCCGGAGGCATCTCCGCCCGCCCCGGGGCCGCTCCCACCCTCCCTGGCACGGCCGCCCCCGGATCGCTGCCTCCTGCCGCCTCCTGCACGCGGACGGCCGTCCTCGATCGACCCCCCGCGTACGGCCCGGGATTCAAACAGCGGGCTCTCACGGCCTCTCAGCGGTCGGCGCTCGGGCGGGTCCTCCGGGGCCGGTTCGCCCCCGGCGGCTGGGGGCCGCCCCCCCGGGGGCCGGTCGACTGCCTGGGCGCGGTGCTCGCCGTGCTGCGGGACGTGCTGGGCTGGCCGGTCGGGCCCGAGGTCCTCCGGGCCGACGCGCCCTGGTGGGAGGAGGTCGGACGCGCGCCGGCGGCGATGACCTGCCTGGGCGACGTGGCCCACGGGGTCCACCCCGGGCACGGGCCGCACGTCGCTGCCCTGGTCGACGCGCGCACCCCGACTGTCGTGACCGCCTCGCTCCGACGCGGGGTCTACGGACACCCCGCGCGGTGGCTGCGCAGATACGATGACCTGCGGATCTTCCGCCTGATCAGGGAGGTGCCGGCGTGGGCGTGACCGTCAACACGATGCAGTGCATGTGGGGGGACACGGGTCTCCGCACGAAGGTCGTGCCGTACGAGGCGGGGCTCCCCGTCGCTGCCTACGTCCCGAGCGAGGTGTGGCCGGGCGGTGCGTTTCCCGCGCACCTCTGGCTCGTCAGTCACAACAGCCGTCGCTGCGAGGACGTGCGCGAGCCGGTGCGCGACGGCGACGCGCTCACGTTCTGCCCGCGTCCCTGCACCGGGTTCGAGATCTTCGGCCTCAAAGGGTTCGCAGCGTTCCTCGCGCTGTTCGCCATCAACGTCGCGCTCTCCTTCGTGATGATGTGGCTGTTCGCGCCGTCGCCCCCGAAGAGTGACGACGACGAGCAGTCGCCGCTCTACAACCTCACCGGCATCCGGAACACCCGGGTCGAGGGGCTCCCGATCCCCGAGTATTTCGGCGAGTGCCGTACCGGCGGCCAGTTCATCGGCGAGCACACCGAGACGACGGGCCTGCCGCCGACCACGTTGTACAGGTTCCTGCTCTGCTTCGGTTTCGGGCCGGCCGAGTCCATCGGGCAGTACACGACCGACACGCCGAACGAGACGCCGCTGTCGTCCGAGGACCCGGAGAACCCTCTGCCGACGGGGATGCGGATCGAGGACAACAACGCCGAGAACTACTCCGACGTCAAGGCGTGGCTCCGCTTCGGCGACCCCGACCAGGACGTGATCCCCGGCTTCGAGGAGTCCGTGACGCAGACGGACGTCGGGCAGACGCTGCTGCAACTGGAGACGACGAGCGACGTCAACAGCGCCACGGTCCCGACGATCGTCGACCCCTACAACCCGTCCACGGCCGACGACCCGGTTTGGGACGAGTACGGAGTCGCGTTCGACATGGTGGACGACGCGGACAAGTTCGCCGCGGTACTCAACTTCCCCGAGGGCCTGTACCGCGTCGACAAGGACAGCGGGTCCCTCAAAGCCTCGACCTCGCGGCTGATGGTTCGCTACATCGAGCTGGACGGCGCGGGCGTGCCGATCGCAACGGGTGGACCGTACAGCGACGGATACGTCAGGCTCCCCACCGAGGCGGATATCGTCGCGAAGATCCGTCAGCCGTTCGTCTACGAAGTCGGTTACCC